ACACAAAGACCGCCAGCATTGGAACTCTCTAGCCCGAAGACTAGAGATGGCAATCCATCAGGCGAAAAGACTTAGCTGTACTTAGCCATTTCATACTTAGGCTCTCGTCTAATTCTGGATCTCCTGAGGACGACCCTCAAAATCCATCTTAAGATCAAAATTAGAATGAATGGGGATAAGATGGCCAATCCTATCCCTAGTATCTTCCCAAGAAGGCTGGCGCCGAACAATGTGTCCAGCCAGTTCATCAATCCGGTCTGCAAATGGATTCGGGTGTCTTTTGAATCAGTGTGAGAGAAGCTTGTTGCAGAATCCTCGGTCAATTTCTTGAAGTCTCCTCCAATTATGAGGTTTCCTTTTATGCTCAGCTGCTCTTTTGAGCCTGAGCAGGCAAGTACACATGTTTCCTCCACAACTGCTTTTGAGAATCTGAGAGAGCAGTTCACATTGTTGACTCCCTTCTGAACCTCCATGTAACAGCTACTCAAGCTGCATTGAAGACTTGCTGATCCTGCTGATGTAGAGTGAATTTCCAGTGAGGCAAAGGCCCCTTTGGTACAGCCAACACACCCCTTCAGTTCTTTCACTGTTCCTCTGCAGACTGTGGTATCAACCTTGATAGAGATCTTCTTATGCGACAAGTCTATCTGCAGCTCTCCCTCAACAACACCAGAGTCCCCAGTAGCCAGAAGTACAGGCTCATCATTATGTAACTGGATTAGGAAATCCCCCACTCTTTGTGGTAGAGGCTTCAACGTGCTCATTCCTGATATGCTAACCAGATTGCTTCTGCAAGACACGTCATCGACTCTCACATTAGCTGAAATTGTGTTCTGGTCAACTATGCAGTTAGATGCAGATGATGTCCTTGCAGAGTTTTCATCTTTGCATTTTGGGTGTTGTCCTTGGTTTTCCAGGAAGAAGCTAAGAGGTTTACCTTCTCTCTTGACTTCTGTCACTATGGGAGGGATTGACATCCCAGCAAACAAGTTTTTATCAGTCCTATAATGGAATGACACCTTGTCAATCACCTTGGCCTCACCACTTTTCAATGTAACATCCTCCTTGTGAGAAGTAGTCTCCACAACTATCTTTGTAGACAAAAACCAAGCTGAGGGCTTAAACACCTTGAATACCCTTGAATCTGCATTGGTAACATACCTCTTCAAGAAAATGCAGCTAGGAGCCGCATTGAAACAACCACAGGCAGCCCCTCCGCAACCGTCATAGCAGTCTCTCCAGTTCGGGTGCAGTGAGGATTCCTGATCTCCTAATTCTCTGTCATAGTCTTCCTTTCCTACACCCAAGCATCCTGAATTACCACAGGACCCAGCCCACCGGCACCTGCGGACTGATTTGCAGTTTGCATGTCCATTGAAAGTGAAATAAATGTCAAGAAGGTCAGACCTTCCTACAATGTCAAGCATTTTGATCTTAATTGGGCTTGACAGGCTTCCTCCGGGTCCTTTCAGGCTAACGCATATTGTTTTCCCTGCCCTCAGTTCTTTCACAGTGATCATTTCTTTTGTTGAGCAGGAGAAGATGTTGTCTGGGCCAGGATTACATGTCACAGAGGTTTCCTCTACGAGTCTGCTCTCATCACAGCAGAGGGCCATGTGGACCAGAAGGGCCAACACAATGAATAAGACTATGCGAGGTTGTTTTGTCCTACCTAATGAAACTGGTGCTCTCACCACCTCAGGTTTTCTCTCATCATCTAAGGCCTCCATAAGCCTAACATATGTCCTCTCCCCTTTCCTTTTCCCGAGTCTACCCAAGCATCTTGAGATTTTTATTATTATGATGAAAGGGCCATAAAGGACTGACAGGCAAGCCATGAAGATTCTCATGATTGTCTTAAGGAGAGCAACAATAATGTAGAGAGTAGCCAAAATCAAGAACAATAAAAACCACTTTCCATAAGGGTAACATTGAGGGTTAGACAGCATTTCCCTGCAGAAGAGGCAATTGATCTGCTCACATCCTGTTCTTCTCCCACACTCAGCAGTTAGCTCAAAGGTTTCTCCACTCACAGTTGTCCCTCTTGCCAGAGCCACTGAACCAGAAGAAGGATATTGGTTGTGGAACTCAATCTTCCATACTTTGGAGCCTTTGCTCACTCTGGTAGAGCAGAAGCCCTCAACGCAGACTGTCACATCCTTGAGTTCATCCTTTATGCTGCTAATGGCAATCCCCTCCGCTGTGCAGGTCATTGAGCATGTGGTGCAGTCGGCAGAGGGTTGTTGAAGGACAGGGACATCCTCCTTCACGAAAAACTGCTGGCTTCCTACCACAGCTGGCTTGAACCATCTATCACCAATCTGGACTTCAGCCATGCCCCTGCTCCCTATGAAAGAGCACTTGCATTCAGCAGATCGGGCACACTGGTGAACTGAGCAGTAAAGCTCATCCCCCTGACAGTTGTCAGTGCAGTTGACTTCACACGGCCTATAATGAGTGTTCAGGTGGTCAGAGACATTGATGCAATAAAAATCAGACGCAGGCACGTTTATCTGGCTCCATTTTATGTTGAGTCCAGGAGAAAGATACACCAAACTGCCTTCTTGCAGCCTGAAGCTAGCATAGTGTAGCATAAGCCACCTCCCTGGAGAAGCAAGATCACATTGATTGATTTCTACCCCATCAATGCTGCAGATCTCAGGATTAATTGATTTTCTGGCTTCAGAAATGTAGCGTGCCTCATGCTCATCTACCTGGTTGGCCTCCTGAGCATGCTGTACTCCGACTGATATCACATTTGTTGCCTCATGGGGTGTTGCCCTGTTAGTGCAGTGGCCATGTCTGTCTGCTCCTCTAAACTTTCCTGTGCATGTCTTGATCCTAGGGCCAGATGCTGTCATGAATCCACAAACTTTTGATTTTATGCATTCGGGATGGATGGGTGTGTGCCTGTCGGCTTCCTCACCCCACTTCACCAAGTCAAGAAAACCAAGAAAGATGCCATCCAGGATGTCAAAATTAAAGGAGTTTGAGCTTCTGGTTTTTGCTGTACCTCTCCAGTTTAGACTGGACATGAGCAGGGGGTCAAGGTCTTTCATCCCTCTATCCTCCTCTCCCTCACTAAAGATGCGGGACCAGTGTTTGCCCATACTAACCATGCATATTCTTTGAGACATAGACAACCTTCTAGAGGTGGATAGATTGACAACAGGAATCATGAACTCAATGTCTCTTGAATTGGTAAACCTCTCCCAGAGACAAGGGTTGTCTTCACAAGTCACAGCACATATCAGTGCCAATTGCATAACACGAGAGAACATCATCTTGATAGCTGGCGTCTTTGTGT